AATGGCGTTCACGATCATAATTTTGGTGTTCACGATCCGTAATAATCGTGTTCACGATCAATAATTCCGGTGTTCACGATCAATAATTTTCGTGTTCACGATCCGTCAGAATATGCAGCTACGGCGAATCGTGGCGAGCTTGGCCGGTCCTACAACTTCCACGCGGTTCTCCTGTCTGAGTTTTGCATCTGGCCTGAACTCGGCATTGATGTGCAATCGCAGATGGTCGCGCTCAATCAAACCATCGCGGAACTGCCCGGAACGATTGTGATCCTGGAATCTACCGCGAAGGGCGAAAACGAAGCGACGGAGATGTACCGCGACCAGGCGAACGGCTATCGAAAGATTTTCATCAGTTGGGTCGCGTTCGACGATTATCGCTTACCGCTTCTGCCGGGCGAGAAGCTCGAAAACATTTGTGTGGCCGATGAGGAAGGCGGCAAGCCGACGCGCTACGGTAACGAAGTCGAGGAAGCCCGATTGATCGAAAGCGCGCTGCGCATTTGGTATGCCGATGAAGTTGCGGCGGGCGGCGACGAATGGCTGAAGGCCGAAGTACAGGCGCGGCTCAACTGGCGGCGGCAGACGATTGATAAGAAGTGTCTCGGCAACGTCGAACAGTTCCGGCGGGAATACCCGACGATTGCGGCTCACGCCTTCGCAACCACATCGCAGACAGTCTTTGACCAGCGTTCGCTTGAACTGATGCGCCAGGCCGTCGAAGAGGAAAAGCTTCCGGCGAAACGCTTCCACTACGCGCACGACCCCGAAATCACAGACGCGAACAAAAAGTTTCAACTCTCACCCTTTGGGCAGCTTCACGTCTACAAATTGCCGGAAGCCGGCCAGGTTTACGTCATCGGCGGCGACACGGGAATGGGCGTTCCGAACTCAGGCGACCCGTCAACGCTGGTTGTGCTGGCCGTTCCCGACCTGGAAGAAGTCGCCAGCTTCAATCAAATCATCACGCCGGATAAGTACGCGGAGATGGCCTACTACTTGGGCTTGATCTACAACACCGCGCTGCTCGGCATCGAAAACAACGAGCGCGGCGGATACGCGGCGAACCTCATCCTGTCAAAGACGCTTCACTACCCGCGCCTGTATTACCGCTTCGATCCATTCGACAAGAAAGCGGCGGCCAAGCCTGGCTTCGCCACAACTGACGGTAACAAGGCCGTGCTGGTCGCGGCGGCGCAGCAGGCCATCCGCGATCACGAAATCTTGCTGCGGACTCAGGCGCTGATTGATCAGCTTGAACACTACGTCTTACTGCCGAACGGGAATATGGGCGGCGCGCCGGGATGGAACGACGATCTTGTCTCGGCTCTGCTGATTGCCTTGCATCTGTCCACGAAAATCCATCTTTACAGCGCGCCGAACACGGAACCGCCGCGCGGGTCGTTTGATTGGCACGCGCGCAGACACGCCGAACGCCGGAAGCCGGGACTGTTCGGTTACAAACGCTGAGAGGCAACGATGATCTACATTTTGTGTAATGGCTTCAACCGCGCGAAGTCGCCCGATACGCGACGAACGCATAAACGAGAAGACCAGCAACTGACCGACACAATCGAGGAAGCGAAAGATGGGGACATCCTGATGATTGACGACCCGATTAGAGAAGCGACGGCGCGCGGTTTGATTACGGCCAGCGGTAAGAAAATTGAAGTCTGGTCGGTCAAGTTTGTGGAGTAACGAATATGCCGCGAAAGAAAAGAGAGAAACAATATCAAGGCCACACCGCGACACCGTACCGGCCAACTGTTCGGACGGTTCGCGCTTCGCTCACAACTGAAACCGGCGATGGCCAGCAAGACGGCCACATCTGGCTTGCGCGCATCGCCAAAACGAAGCGCGCGCGCGAAGAGATGCGCAACGGCGCGAAGGACTGGCGGCGCTACATGGAATGGTTCGAGGGCGAGCAGTGGATGGAACGCGGCGAAGATGTGACCATCGCCAGCGACAACGCGCGCAACACCGCAACGGTCAACGTTACCGGCTCAATCGCGCTTTCATATATGCCCTTCCTCATCAACGGCCAAATCAAATTCAAGCTGAAAGCGCGCAAGCCGTCAGATGCCGTGTCAGCCGAAATTCAGCAAGGCTTACTCAATTATGAGTGGATGGAACGCGGGATGACGGAAGAGGCCAAGCGCATAGTTCAGGATGTTGTGACAATCGGGCACGGCATCGGCAAGACCGGCTACGTTATCGAAGTAGACGAAGCGCGGCGCAAGTCTGACGGCGAAATCAACTACAAAGATTACATTCGCAAAGACGCCGCGTATATCGAGCGCGTTGACCCGCTTTCATTTCTCTTCGATCTGTCGGCAAAAGACGGAACGCTCAAAACGGCGCGCTGGTGCGCTGAATGTTTCTTCGCCACTTACGACGACGTGATGGCAAACGCCAATTATGATCAGAGTGTTTTAGAGCGGATTCACGCCGGCAACTACTCGTTCACGACTCACACGGGCTTTCACGGCGTCGGCGCCGACGATCCGCAGTGGGGCCAGCGATTGACAGCGGCAGTGCCGGAAGACCGGCTGGTTGCGCTGTGGGAAATCTGGGATAAGAAATTCCGCAAGCGTTACATCTTCGCTGAAGGCGTTCCCGTTCCACTGGTTGAGGAAAGCTGGCCGTATGACTACCTCGACGGCTTCCCATTCGTCAAAATTGACTACATCCGCGTCGCCAACAAGCCGTATGGAATGGGCGTGATGCGCCAGGCCGAAGACCAGCAAATACAACTCAACCGAATTCGCACGGCGCAGTTTAACCACGTTCGCAGTCATCAACGGAAGTTTCTGGCCATTGCGGGCGCAATTTCAAACGAGGAAGTCAAAAACTTTGCGGACCTGCCAGACGGCGCAGTGCTCACAGCCGAACGACCGGACGCGATTCAACCGATTCCAGACGCGCCGATGTCTCAAGACTTTCAAGTCGTTGAGGCGCGCATAGCTTCAGACATCCAACAACTCACCGGCGCCGACGCGCTTTTACAGGGCAGGCCGTTGCCATCCCGAACGACGGCGGGCGAAGTATCGGCCCGGACAAACATCCTGAGACTAAAGGCAGACGATAGAGTTTCCGCTGTGGAAGTCGGAGTGACGGAACTCGCGCGCCAGGTTATGCAGCATTTGAAAGCTCACCGAACTTTGCCCGATGTCGTTGAGATTGTCGGCGCGCAGGGCGCTTACTGGAAAGAGTACACGTCAGAGGAAATTCAAGCCGACGTGGACGTGAGCGTCGAGTACTTCGCCGCGCCGAAGTTCGATCCCGCGCTTGACCGTCAACAGCGGCTCCAAATCTTGCAGCTTGGCGTTCAGGCTCTGCCCGCGATGCAAGCGGCGGGCGCTCAGGACGCGCTCGACATCCCGGCGCTGTTCGGCTGGGTTCTGGAATCTTTCGAGCAGAAAGACGCAGGACGCTTTTTCAAACCGGCGCTGATACCGCAACCGCCGCTTGTCGAGCAGGAACCGACAGCCGGGCAAGGACTGCCGCCAGCGTTGGCGGGCGATCTGGCGCCGGCGCCATTACCGGAAGAGGCAAACGCCGGAATGTTTGAAAGCCCGGATGTCGAGGCTTTGCTGATGCAACTGCGCGGGCAAGGCATCGGCGGAACCGGACAGCTACCACAAGTGTGAGGAATACATGCCTATCTACTCTTTCCTCTGTCCAAATCACGGCGCTTTCGATCTGCTTTTGCCGATGTCGGAATGGATGCGCGAAACGGCGGACTGCTCGACTTGTGGCGTAAAGTCAGAACGTGTGGCCGAACTGTGCGCTGTCCATCCTGACGCCAATTGGCATTTCGGCCAAGTAATGCCAGGCGTTGGCGAAGTCAATTCAAAGTCGAAGCTCGCCCGGATCAGACGGGAGCGCAACATTGAAACGATCAGCGGACAGCGTGACGCCGAAGCGATGAAAAAGATTGCCGCCGATGCGCGTAAAAATTGGGATGTCCAACTTGAGCGCGACACTCACAAATACTTTTCTGAA